TCAAAATATCAATAAGGAACAATGTGCTGCATTTAACAAGCAATTTAGTGATTTAAATAAAGGTATAAAGAAATATAATCTTAAAATACCTAGATTTCATAAACATGATATGGAAACATTTAAATATACATTGATAGCACCTGAAGATATTTTAGAAAATATCCAACCAATGGTGATGGCAGCTTTATCAGTATCAGGAGGGAAAAATGCAAATAAATGAAAGAAGTAAAGGTTTAATAGAAGATTTCGACCAAAAAATCTTTCATATTCTAGGGTGCGGGGCTATTGGTAGCTCTGCATCCGTACAGCTCTGTAGAATGGGAGCTGAACACTTTGTTTTATACGATTTAGACAATGTAGAAATACAGAATATTGGTGTTTCTCATTATGTTTATAAAGATATTGGTAAAACTAAAGTTGATGCCTTAAGTAAGCATTTAAAAGCAATTAACCCAAGTGTCAATATAACCATAGAACCAGGGCGGTTCTCGGCATTCGTCAAGCCTCTCAGCGAAGACGATATTGTAATCTTGGGTTTTGACAGTATGGATAGTCGTCTTGAAGCCGCGACTGCAGCGCTAACTAAGCGTAACAGACCATTTGTCCTTATAGATGGACGAATGGGGGCGGAGGAGTACCAGCAGTATGTGTTAAAGAATCCAACTCTTAAGGAATATAAAGATACTTGGTATTCAGATGCAGATGCTTCGGAGGACCCCTGTAACGCAAAGGCGACTTCCTACTGTTCTAATGTGGCTGGAGCATTCATTTGCCTTGCAATTAAGCAATTGTTAACGGACCAAACATTTCCTAAACAATTCATGACTGCATTGCCAAATTTAGTATTTGGTCACACCAAATAAATGGCTTATATTATCTAGCCAAAATTAATCAGAAAATAGGGAGAAAAACCATGGCATTGAAAAAAGCCAAGAGGAAACCTATCTCTGTTAATCCAAAAATACTCTTGTTATATGGGGCACCCAAGGTCGGTAAAACTACTATGCTAAGTAGTCTCACAGATTGCTTAGTAATTGATACCGAATCTGGGTCCCATATGCTTGAGGGTTATTTTCAAGGAGTTGACAGTAAAGAGGAATTGCTTTCTTTTTACAAGGAAGCATCAGAAGGTCATGATTATAAAATCTTTGCACTTGATACTATTGATAAAATAGTAGAATGGACATCTAAGGATGTATGTAAAGAAATGGGCGTTGAAGACATTGCAGATTTACCTTATGGTAAAGGTTTTGGCATGGTTAGAGAACGCGTATTAAATAATATCAAGAAACTTCAAAGTTTATGTCCAAAAACTATTATTGTTGGACACAGAAAGACAGCTTCTGCTGTAGATAATTCAACTGCTGTTGAGCCTGAATCCTTAGATTTATCAGGTAAACTAAAGAATCAACTAATGGCTCAAGCTGATGCTATTGGTTATATGTTTAGAGATGAAGATGATAAGTTAATGGTTTCATTTCAATCAGGAGTTGCATTAGAAGCAGGTAGTCGTTGTGAACACCTTAAAGGTAAAATCTTTCCATTTGATTGGAAAAAAATATATGTAAAGGAGAGTTAGAATGGCCTTATTTAAACCAAAAGGTACTGGTAGCAAAACAACAGGTGCGAGTAATAGATGGACTGGTATATGTGAAATAGGAATCAAAGGATTTACAGATAAATCAAAAGACTTTGATTGGGCTGATATTTTTATTGATGCAGAAATAACTGTTAAAGACAGTGAATATACTCGCAATTTGAAAATATGTGGTTCTTTAGAAAAAGATGCAAAAGGAAATATATCAGGCGGTACAGTATTAAATCGCATGTATAAATTCTTTGAAGATATAGGATGTGAAGTAGGTGTTAATTTAAAAGGTAAATGGGAAAAAGAATCAGATGGTAAGGCTGTAAAAGACATAGCTAAATATCTGAATGACCACCATACTGATAAATTACATTCATATCCTTACCTTGGTTATATTTATAAAGAGAAAAATAAGAAAAATGGTAAAGCCTATAATACAGTTCTCTGGAGAATATTTCCAAATACAAGTAATGGTAGAAATGATTTAGCATCATACGTAAAATGGATGAAAACAAATGGCCATATCAATGAAGCACCAGTTGAAGCACCTGCTCCAGCAGCTACAACTAATACTGATTTGCCATTTTCCCTTGAAGATGCACTGTGAAATATGTAGAGATAGCTATAGATACTCCGAGAAATCGTGGACATCTGATTAATCGGAAGGAATTAGCCTCTTATATTAATTTAGAAAAGCCCCTTTATCGTTCATTATATTTATATGATGAAGCTGCTAAAGCATTAGTTGATGCAAAAGGTTCAGTAAAAGAATTTACTGGACCAAGATGGATTGATAAAATCCTTATTGACATTGATAAAGGGGATAATTCTAATGAAGAAACATTAAGAAGGACAATTGGATATATTCTCACATTAGAAGAATATGGTTTAAATCCAAATAAAGCTGTACAGCCCTTCTTTAGTGGTTCTGGATATCATTTGATGATACCTAATAGTGTGTTTAACTTTGAACCATCACCTGAATTACCATTTATAGTCCGACAAACTATGTCAGAGTTACTGGCTGGAATTGATGATATGGTATATATTAGAACAGGTATATATCGTGTACCTCATACCAAAAACCTAAAAACTGGATTATATAAAATCCCACTAACTGTCCAAGAAGTATTGACTAAACGATGTGAAGAAATTCTAGAAATGGCAAAAACTCCACGGTTAGAATTTATTTACAATGTATTGTTAGGGGAAGGTGAATTAGAAACTACTGTAAATACAAGTACTCCAAGGATTGCCGAACTAAGACCTGTTAATGAAAACACTAAAGTAGTTCCTTGTATTCAACGCATGCTTAATTTAGGACCTCAAACTGGGTCACGACATAATATATCAATGCGTATATCAAGCTATTTTAGAAGAAACGGTATTCCAAGTGAATTTGCTAAAGTTTCACTATTACATTGGAATAATAACAGTTTAGATGAAAAAGTACTCATCAATAATATAGAACAAACTTATAATAAAGGATATCAATATTCTTGTAAAGATAAATTTATGGAAGAACATTGTCAAACTAAATGTATTTACTTTAAACGTAAAGACTTTTTAATTGATGTTAAATCTTCTCATACATTACAAGAAGAATTGGATTCAAGAATGACTACAGATTTCAGTGGAAAATGCATTGAATTAAGTAAAATGCTTGGATTACCTCCTTATATAGATACAACTATATATCCTGGTGAATTGGTAACAATCTTTGGGCCCACAGGTTCAAATAAAACAACATTAGCACAAAATATTGCTTTAGGCTTTGACTTTGTTAATAATAGAATAGTTAAAGATTGGCAAATTCCTACTTTGTTTATTTCTTTAGAATTATCCTCATGGTATATGCATAGAAGGCATATGCAAATTGTAGCTAATTGTTCAAAAGAAAAAGTAAATAAAGATTATAAATCTATATTTAAAAAACATAAAGATGAATTAGGACATATATCAGTCCAAACTATCTCGCCTACTGTTGAACAGATTAAAGATAAAATTCGCGAATTAAATCCTGCTATAGTAGTTGTTGATTATATTGACTTAATAGAAACACCTCCTCATGTAAAAGGAGAATATGAACAAATTAAGTATATATCACATAATCTATCAAATATGGCAGTTAATTACGATGTTATCATTATTCAAATATCACAAGTAGCTCGTGATTATAGTAGAAATGAAGTTCTTGACCTTTACGCTGGTAAAGGCTCTGGAGCAATAGAAAATGCTAGTAGAAAAGTACTAGGTATAAATGGTCAGCCTGAAAATACAATAAAAGAAATCAGTTTATTTAAAAACACTGATGGTGAATTATTTAAAACAGAGCTGGAATGGCAACCTAGTTTTAGATTAAGGAGAACTGAATCAAATGAATAAAGGTTATATTTTTAACTTAGCAAGACTAGAGAATGGCTTTATCATTACATTATTTAAGTTGTTTAAATTTGGAGTAATTAAAGGAGATGATGGCTTTGGTCCATATAATTCTATTTTACTTGGTATTTATAGGCTTGAATTAGTAATTTCATTAGCATGGAAACCATCCATAGAAATAACAATAACAGAAAAAGGTTATTCCTAATAAGTGGAAAAAAAACGGTATAAAAGACGTTCTAAAAAGAGGATAAATAAATCCACTATGGATTGGGAATCCAAATTTTTGCCAATATTACGCAAATATCACGGTACCCATTCCCAGAGCGTCTTCCACCGGTTAATGAAAAAAAGCTCTTCTTTACGTTCAACACTAAAAAGAAGGAGCAGAGAATATGAAGTTCAATTTCACATATCTCTTAAGTGTATTAGAGAATTATTTCTATCAATTTATGGAAAGCCATGCAGGTACTGTCCTCGTATACTTGATATTAGGAATATGGTCTGTGACCATGTGGTACCTCTTTCTCATGGTGGTCCGTCTACTCTTGAGAATTTAGAGATGATATGTAATCGCTGTAATACAAGAAAGGGCCCTCTTACATCAGTTCAATATGAAAATGTTATAAGTTGGCTAAACTCACAACCAGAGCAAGTAAGCTCATATATATTCCGAAAACTATCGGGAAAGGAGATGTTTTGAGAAAAACACAAAGAAAAACTACTACTTATGGTAAGGATGAATTTATTACTTATATAAATAAACATACTACGCCAACTGATAC